AACAAGTCGCATACAACCCTGCACTGCCCATCACGAAAGAGATGGCTGAGACTATTCAATCGTCTGAGATCGGCCCCGATCTGGCCTATTACTTGGGCTCACACCCAAATGAAGCCAGCCGGATTTCGCGTCTGTCGCCAATTTTGCAGGCTAAAGAGATCGGCAAACTAGAAGCTAAAATTGCTTCAGAGCCGATCTTAAAAAAGACAACTAGCGCCCCACCACCCATCGCGCCTATTAGTGGCCGTGGCTCTGGCTCACCGTCTTACGACACGACTGACCCTCGTTCTGTAAAGAACATGAGTACGTCAGAGTGGATCGAAGCGGATCGCCAGCGTCAGATGAAGAAGTGGGAAGCTCAACGTAATCGCTAACTTTTTTTAGGATATAAATCATGGCAAACTCGATTCTTACCATCGACATGATTACCCGCAAGGCTCTCGAAATCCTTGAGAACAACCTGGTAATCACTCGTAACGTCAATCGTCAGTATGACGACTCTTTCGCCGTTGAAGGCGCAAAAATTGGTTCTACACTGCGTATCCGTTTACCGGATCGCGCTCTGGTAACCGACGGTGCCGCCCTGCAAGTTCAGGACGACAACGAACAGTTCACCACACTGACTGTTGCTTCGCAGAAGCACATCGGCGTGAACTTTACCTCTGCCGAACTCACCATGCAGTTGGATGACTTCGCAGAGCGAGTTCTGAAGCCTCGTATTTCTCAGCTCGCATCGTCGATCGACGCTGACGTTGCTAACGCGTACAAGACCATCGGTAACTCGGTTGGCACGCCTGGCACCGTACCTTCGACTTCGCTCGTTCTGCTGCAAGCCCAGCAGAAGCTGAACGAAAACGCAGCTGTTATGTCGCCACGCTACGCAACTGTTAACCCAGCTGCTAACGCTGGTCTGGTTGAAGGCATGAAAGGTCTGTTCAACCCAACCACTACCATCTCTAGCCAGTTCAAGAACGGTATGATGGGTATGGGTGTTCTGGGCTTTGAAGAAGTCAACATGTCCCAGTCGATCAAGCAGCACACCACTGGTTCGCGCGACGCTTCTGCATCCACTGCGGTTAAAACCCCAGGCGTAACTGCTGAAGGCGCGTCCACGATCCTGCTGGAGCAGGGTTCTGTGACAACCACCATCAAGGCTGGCGACGTGTTCACTATCGCTGACAGCTTTGCGGTTAACCCACAGACCCGTGAATCTACCGGTTCGCTGTTCCAGTTCGTGGCTTTGGCTGACGCTACTGCCGTGTCTGGTACTTGGACTGTGACTGTGGCGCCGATGTACTCGGCAAGCCACGCTCTGGCCACTATGACCGCTCTGCCTGCTACTGGCAAAGCTGTCACCTTCTTGGGTGCAGCCAGCAGCCAGTACGCTCAGAACCTTATCTACCATAAGGATGCGATCACTTTCGCTACCGCCGACCTGTTGCTGCCACAAGGCGTCGACATGGCTTCGCGTCAAGTACACAACGGCATCTCGCTGCGTGTTGTTCGTCAGTACGACATCAACAACGACCGTCTGCCTTGCCGTATTGACGTGCTGTACGGCTATAGCACGATCCGTCCGCAAATGGCTTGCCGCATGTGGGGTTAAGTCTTGGTGGGGGCTTCGGCTCCCATTAACAACATTTTTTAAAGGATATTTATCATGGCACTTCCTAATGGCGCTGGTGGATACCAGCTTGGTGATGGTAATGTCGGCGAAGCCCAACTGTTTGTTCAGGGCGCTCCGACCGCACTGACAGCTGCTGCAACCGCAACTGCTGCTCAACTCGCAAATGGCCTGTTTACTTTTAACGGCTCGGCTGGCAATCTAACTCTGCCAACCGTTGCTGATCTGGAAGCAGACGTGTCTAGCGCAGCTAAAGTCAATGCAGCTTTTGACTTCTTCGTTATCAATATCGATGCTGGTACTGACGACGTGACTGTTGCAACAGCTACTGGCTGGACTCTGGTCGGCAACATGGTGGTGACTGAAACTACTTCAGGTCACTTCCGCGCTCGCAAGACTGGCGACGGTACTTGGACTTGCTACCGCATTTCTTAATGCTATGGGGGCTTCGGCCCTCATTTTTAAAGGATAGACTATGTCATCAAATACCAAATCAATTGGTGTGGCTTTTGAAGACCAGAACATCATTGGGTCTGATTTAGTGATGTCTGGAGGCGAATTAGGCTACACCGCAGAAGCAAGCGGTACGGTTACGCAATTGACCGACAAATCAACCGCCGTGACTTTAAACAAGTCCGCTGGTCAAATTACAATGAACAACGCTGCTTTGGCTAACGTTACTAACGTTTCGTTTACTTTAAATAACAGCACCATCAGCGCTAAAGATGTTGTAATTTTGAGCGTTGCAGCTGGTGCTACTGCTGGTGCGTACAACTGCTGGATTTCTGGTAAGGCTACTGGAAGTTGCACAATTACATTGCGCAATCTTTCGGGCGGGTCGTTGTCTGAAGCGGTTGTAATCAATTTTGCTGTAATTCACGTACTGTAAAACCACGGGGCTTTGGCCCCGTCTACCCTATGCTCATATACCTACAACACCCTGTTCACGGCACTAAAGTTGCTACGATGGAGCTAGAAGCAGAATTTGATGAACAAAATGGCTGGGAACGCTATAATCCCGACACGCCTTCAGCTCCTGAAGCGGCGGCACCAGCCAATGAACTGGAAGTTAAACGTCGTCGTAGCCGCACTACTGTACAGGCGGCAGCTTAAAGGAGTGTAAATGGCAACCGCCTTCGACCAGATTAAAGCGTCGCTTCGGCTCATAGGCCAGCTGGCTGAAGGTGAAGAGCCCTCCCCGCAGGCAGCACAAGATGCGCTGTCGGCCATGAATCAGATGATTGATTCGTGGAATACTGAGCGCCTAGCCGTGTTTTGCACCGAAGATCAGGTGTTTAACTGGCCGCCTGGCCAGATTACTCGCACTCTGGGGCCGACAGGTAACTTCGTGGGCAACCGCCCCGTTCTGATTGACGACGCAACGTACTTCCGTGACGCCAGCACCAACGTGTCCTACGGCATCAAGCTGATTAACCAGCAGCAGTACAACGGCATTGCGGTCAAGACAGTGACCAGCACCTATCCGCAGGTTATGTTTGTGAACAATACGTTCCCAGACATCACCATGACGATCTACCCCCAACCAACACGCGTTTTGGAATGGCACTTTGTGTCGGTGCAGCAGCTGACTAAACCCGCAACACTTGGCACCGTGCTGTCGTTCCCGCCGGGCTATCTGCGTGCGTTCAAGTACAACTTGGCAATGGAAATTGCCAACGAGTTTGGTGTCGAGCCTATGCCGCAAGTGCAGCGTATCGCCATGACGTCTAAGCGTAACCTGAAGCGCATCAATAATCCTGATGACGTGATGTCTATGCCATACTCGCTGGTTGCTACTCGTCAGCGGTTTAACATTTACGCTGGTAATTACTAAACTATGCAGACGCCAATTCTTGGCCAAGCGTATGTTGCCCGCAGTATTAACGCTGCGGACAGCCGCATGGTTAACCTGTACCCCGAACCGCTGCCCACGCCAGAAGGCAAGACCGGCGGGTTCCTAAACCGTGCTCCAGGCTTGCGTAAACTGGCCACCGTTGGCACCGGGCCTATTCGTGGGTTGTGGTCATACGGTGACTATGGCTACGCGGTGTCGGGCGACCGACTATACCGCGTGGACTCCACATGGAACGTGCAGCCAATCGGGCCAATCGCTGGCACAGGCCCCGTGTCGATGGTAGACAACGGCACCCAGCTGTTTATTGCCACTAACCCGATTAGTTACATCTACGACGCCGCTAGTGAGACGTTAGCTCAGATCACCGATATTGACTTCCCCGGCGCGGTGACTGTTGGGTATCTGGACGGCTATTTTATTTTCCAAGAGCCAAACTCCCAGCGATTCTGGACGTCTGAATTGCTGGATGGCACCCAAATTGATCCGCTGTCGTTTGCCAGCGCTGAAGGTATGCCAGACAACTTGGTGTCGCTGTTCGTTGACCATCGCGAGGTGTGGCTGTTTGGTACTCAGTCGGTTGAAGTCTGGTACGACGCTGCGCTAGAAGGCTTTCCTCTAGCGCGTATTCAAGGTGCGGTCAACGAGTTTGGCTGCGCGGCTACTTTTTCAGTGGCCAAGATGGACAACTCGCTGTTTTGGCTGGGCGCAGACGCCCGTGGCCACGGCATCGTGTTTCGTGCCAACGGCTACGCAGGACAGCGCATTTCGACCCATGCGGTCGAGTATGCCATCCAGAGCTACGAAATCATATCGGACGCTATTGCGTTCACCTACCAGCAAGACGGCCATTCGTTCTATGTGCTGACCTTCCCCTCGGCGCAGGCCACTTGGGTGTACGACGCAGCTACCGGCGCCTGGCATGAGCGGGCAGGGTTTGCCAACGGGCAGTTTATTCGCCATCGGGCTAATTGCCAGATGTTCTACAGCGAAGAAGTGGTGGTCGGCGACTTCCAAAACGGCAATATTTACGCTTACGACTTAGACCAGTTTTCTGACGGCGACTTTGCTCAGAAGTGGCTGCGGTCGTGGCGCGCGCTGCCAACTGGCCAAAACAACCTAAAGCGTACCGCCCAGCATTCGCTGCAAATCGACATGCAGACCGGTGTGGGGCTAAACACTGGCCAAGGCAACAACCCGCAAGTCATGTTGCGCTGGTCGGATGATGGCGGCCATACATGGTCAAACGAGCATTGGATGTCGGCTGGCAAGATCGGGGCTTACGGCACCCGTGCGATCCGTCGTCGGCTGGGCATGACGTTGAAACTGCGTGACCGTGTCTATGAAATTTCCGGCACTGACCCGGTCAAGATATCGATTGTGGGTGCCGAATTAGTTTTGTCGGGCACCAATGCCTAGCGATAACGAACCGCAAATACCCCGTATTCAATCGCAGATTATTGACGAGCGATCGGGGTTTGTTGCGCGCGATTGGTACCGGTTCTTCCTTAACCTGCTCAACAAGGCCGAATCAGGCGGCGGTGGGGGCACGGTTACCTCCGTTAATGTTTCGGGCGGCACGACGGGTTTAACGGCCTCTGGCGGCCCCGTAACCACGTCAGGCACGATCACA